TAGCACTTGCTGCTGCACCTAAAAGCTGGTTTACTAGTGGAGTGGCAGGGTCATGGAGTTCATATAGTATTCCGAAGGCGTCAAGATGGGTTCCCCCTGCTGGGTTATATATTTTTAGACCAGAATCTTATGTTTCAATTGAAGTTTATGATGGATCATCTTTTCATTTAGTAGCTCCTATTGGTACAGGAGGAATGTATCTTACTAATGGATCTATTCTTGGAGTATTTAATGCAGCTGGATCTTCTAAGACTGTGTATTATAGGAAACTGTTGTAGGGAGAGGGGGAGTCATGGCGGGCTGTGAAGAGCATCAAGCAATAGTGGTTAGAGTCAAGAGCCTTGAGGAAGGTGTGTCCAAGCTCTCGACAAGGATGGATGGAATGGAATCGCTTGCGAATTTAACTGGAAAAGGGCAGGCAGTCATGGAGGCGGAACTCAAGAACATTAACAATTCCTTGAGTCGTATTGAAGAGTCCATCAAGGAATACTTTAAGTCTGCGCAGGACCGAACGGATAAGCTTGAGAAGCGGGTTGAAGTGCTTGAGAATAGACCAGCTAACTTGTGGGATTCGGTAATTATTGGGATTATCGTTGCTGCTCTCTCAAGCCTTGTCACTTGGGTCATTACACGAGGAAAAGGATAAGAGTGATGTTTGTACAAAAGGTTGCTAAGATTATTGGAGCTAGTGGATGCTATCTTGCGTGTGTGCTTAGGCAGTTCCAGAGCGAGGCTGAAATCCTCCGAAAGTACGAGGAGTACCTGAAGGCAGGATGGATTAAGGACGATTGCACAATGCTTCGACCGGACCTTATTGCACAGGATGTTTCCCGCAAGAAGTGGTCTGTCCGTTTTGAAGGTCCTAAGTACACCTGCCGAGAGGATGAATGGGAAGTCGATGAGTGGAAGTGGGGTAAACTTCGTCACTTCTGCTTACCGAATTGGGACCCCCTTGAAGACTCGAATACCCGAACGAATGGGGAAATCGTTGCAAAACGGGTATTCAAGCGGATAGGGTAAGGAGGTTAATGTGGGTAAATTTTGTAAGTCACTTCTTACTGATGGTGAGTGGGACGGAGATGTTACGAAGGTATTTGGAGTTCTGCTTATTATTGCAGGGATGGTCGGCTGGTTTTTAGGACGTGACCCTGCATACGTAATTGGCTTCGGTGCTGCACTTGCTGCATCGGGTAAGTTCTCCAAGCAGGGATGATATGTCACCTAATAATTCGGCGAAGGGAATGACTCTCCAGATTGGAGGTAAGTCGGTCTTCTTTCCCTATGCTCATGAGAATCCTGAAATCCATGGACCGGAACAGGGCTACGCTCCAACAATGTCGTTTGCAGACACCGTGAAGTGGCTTTTTCTTAATACACAGGCAGAACCGTCTCCTGAGATTCGGAACCTCATCGCTCAGGCATCTGATCCAGAAGGGAGTCCTGAGTCTAGGAACGAGGCTCTTGATGCTGCAGTAAAGCTTTATTTTAACCCGCCAGAAGGAACTCCTTCCAATAGGTTTACGGGAGTTCCTCAAGGAAGGTCGTGGGATGTCGGTGTACCTGGAGCTGCTGCGGTTCGTGAAAAGGAACCGAATTTCTTAGGATATTATGATACAGTACCGGTATATTTGGATAAGAGTCTCCCAAAAGGGACGTTCGGAGGAACAGTAGATAGGCTTATTATGGTGGAACCTGAGCGTGGAAATGTAGGATATGCAGACCAGGTAGCACTGAACCCAAATTTGGAAAGTAATGCAGAACAAGTCCTGAAGCATGAAGTTGGGCATGCAAAAGTGGGAAGAGTGTTCAACCAGAGCCTTGAAGCTTCTCGGCAATATAACGAGATTAACCGAAAAGAAGATTATGAGAGCTACCGAATGAATCCACTGGAACAGGCAGCGAACTGGATTGGAGGAATCTGGAATACTTACGGTGATAACCCTGAAGTTACACCACAATATGTGTATAACTTATTAGATGAGCTTAACAGGCTTAATGAAGAGATTTACCGGATTGAAAATATGTTCTCTCCACCGGCACAACCGATATCACAAGAGTTAATACAACCGGTGAGGGAGAAGGGCGGATATACGAGATAGGGAGGACCCCCGAGCGGGAAAGGAGGGTATGGATGTGTGGAAGAAGGTGTGGGCTTGGATTGGTGCTATTGGTGCTCTTCTTCTCAGTGTGCTCGGTTTCATCTTGGGCAGACGTGGTGCTCACGGACGAAGAGTGGGCGGAAATTCAGGCGGAAGTACAGTCGATTCTACAGGCGAACAGGAACTTGGAAATAGAGCTCGAGAACATGAAGAAGCTGCGGGTAGAGCAGGAGCTGAACTCGACGATAGCATTGGAAGAGCGACAGACGCAAATAGAGATATTGGAGAATCAGCTCAAAAGCTGCAGGACATCATTGACCGAGTCAATAGCCGAAACAAATAGGTGGAAGACGGCCTTTTGGGTCTGCTCGGGGGTCCTTATAACGGTAGGAATAGTGGGAGGTATCGGATGGCTGCGTTAGGAAGCCCGAATCAGTTTGTAGGGTCTCAGGTTATCCCGATACGACCATTGTCAGTGGGGATGGTAACGGAAGGCTCCGATGTGCTCCTTAAAGCAGGGGCAATGGTGAATCTGGAGGGGTTTGACGTCGTTGAGAGGGGATTAAGACGGGTTGGTGGGTTTATCCAACAGTATGGTGAACCGATTCCTTTACTCTTTGGGGACGACCAGATAGATGCTGATAGGAGAAGAGGGGAGGTTCCGATAGACTTTTTCTCGCTTACTCTTGCGACGGGAGACACAAGGGCAATCGTGCTTACGAATAGGCTTCTATATGTGTTTGACCCGTCAAGCGGGTATGCACCGGTATACTGGAAGAAGGTGTTTACAGTAAGTGGATATGACGATTCAGGTACCGATGCGGTTATCAATATTGCAGGGGATGAGGTTACGGATTCCATGCTTGCCGCAGGAGACTGGCTGCTCCTTAACTCGAGCACGAAACTATACAAAATAGAAACGGTTGTGTACACAGCAGGGACAGACACGACAGATATTACGATTAAAGGGAAACCGACAACGGCACCGACGACGTTTAAGGTGCTGAAAGTGTTTGCGGGTGGAGAATCAGATGTAGTAGGGTGGTGTTTGGGGAGAAATGCAGCATGGTTTGTAGATGGAGTCTCGCCATGTGTGTTTAGATATGATGGTACATGGCTCTGCCCGATACGAGTGCAGGAATCGAGTACAGATGCGACAAGGACGATGTACGGGGCTAAGTACATCACTCACTTTAGAGACCGACTTTACTTCGGGAATGTGCAGGACGGGTCCGCAGGAACGCTAAAGGCACATCAGCGGATTCGGTGGACTGAGGTGCTTGGGTGGGGCTTAACGAATGACTTTGTGGAGAGTCCAGCAATTAACTATCAGGACCTTGCAGGAAAGATAGGTGGGATTGTAGGGATTATTGGGCTTGAGGAGCTCCTCTTTGCGTTTACGACAGATGCTATATTCTATGGGCAGCAGACAAGTCTTGTGGGATTACCGTATGCGTTTGTGGAGCTTCAGACGGGTGGTATCTCAGTTTCAGGGCCGAGGGCGTTTGGGGGGCTTTTAGGGAGTCTTATATTCGTAGGGCAGGATGATGTTTACACAGTAGGGCTTGACCAAGGGTATCCAGTGTTTGGAAAGGTTGGCACTCCGATTGCAAACGAGCTTTTCCCCTTTGCGCATCCAACAAAGGTTACAGTATCAGTTGACCCCTTGAACTCTCGAGTAATTGTAGGAGTGCCTACACTGTCTCCAGATGCTATAGATGAGCTGTGGATATGGAACTATCGCACAAAAGGGTGGTCTAGGGAGACGGATATACGCCTCAGAACACTTACTACAAGCGCATTTGCAGATCAGTTCAGATTCTCAGAGATTGACCCAACATGGAAATTCGATTCGAGCCCAATTTCAGGCTTGAGCTTTGACAGTCTAATAAGAGTTCCTGGCTTTGCGGAGCTGTACGCATTCGATACCAATAATTATCTTCTTAAATATGAAGCGGATGCACTTGGACATAGTGTCTACATTGGAGGGGTCAAGACTCTGGTTCCGATTGCGGTTGAGATTGAAACGCCTGATTATGACTTCGATATGCCAGATGACGATAAGACCTTCTTAGCTTTTGGAATGCGGATTCGGGATACGGCGGAAAGGACAGAGACTATTCGGCTCTCTCTTGAGGCATCTGGGAACCACGGAACTACATGGCGGAGTCTCGGTACATTGACTTTTCCACCTGGGGACACGGAAGACAAGCTCGCATTCCGATTTACTGCGGGTACGGTAAGGTTCAGGGTACGCTCGGGGGTCCTGGCCGTAGAAGGGCCGAGTTGGACAGTGTTGGAGATAACGTTGAAGGTGAAAGTACGTGGGTTTGAAGCAGAGCGGGGAACTTCCCGAGTACTGGTATAAAGTAGTACACTAGAAGAGAGGAGTAGAGATATGCCTAGATGGAGTCAAGTAGGTTCGGCTGCAGATGTAAGCCTTATAAATAGATCCGAGTACGAAAATTTCATGAATAGCCTGTATGGTGGAATGGGTGAATGGGGGCAAGGGCTTGGAGGGTACGCAGGGAGTGCGGGTCAACAGTTCGGGAACCTTGCAGGATATGGCAGTCAGTTCGGGAACTTGGCAAATCAGTTTGGGAACCTCATGGGAGGGTATAATGCGCAGGCAGCTCAGGACCTTACAGGAGCAAGAAATCAGTTTGCCAATGTAGCGAATACGGCAGCAGGGTATCAGGACTTCATGAATAGAATGTATGGTGCTGCGGGACAAGCGAATGCAGCGGCAGGCGAAGCACTTGGAGGAGCGCTTGGAGGGTATGGAGACCTCCGTGGGACTGCACAAGGATATCGTGCACTTGGGAATCAGGCTGCACAAGGGTACGGAAGTATGAGTGGGCAGGGTGCAGGAATGGTTGGGCAAATGGGAAATTTAGGAGCTTTGGGAGCTGGGGCGTATGCAAGCCTAGAGGGAGCTGCTGGAAATGCAACAAATTATGGTCGGGAAATGCAAGGGATGTATCAGAACTTAGCAAACCAGACACAGGGGTTTAACCCGAATGCAGCAGTAAATCAGCTTATGAGCATGAACCCGCAGATGGCACAACTTGCAAATCAGAATATAGCAAATGCACTTTCGGATGTGTATACGACAGGAAGAAGTCAGGCACAGGCAGCAGCAGCACAGGCACGGGGGCAGGCAGCAGACCAGCTTGCAGCAGCAGGGTTACTTAACTCGGGTGCTGGTGTTCAGGCAATGACAAAGGCAACTGCACAGCCGATTATGGAAATGGAGTCACAGCTTGCAAATATGCGCTCCCAGGCGTATCAGAATCAACTTGGGCAGCTTCAAAACCAGGCAGGACAGCTTGTAGGTCAAGGGTATGGACAGGCAGGGCAGCTTGGGATGCAGGCGAGTCAGCTTGGACTCACAGGGCAACAGCTTGCAGGGCAGCTCCAAAGTGAGATGGGGCAAGGATTAGGAAGTCTTGCGAGTATGTATGGGCAGCAAGGGTTAGCAAGCCAGCAGCTTGCACAAGGATATAACCAGCTAGGGCTTTCAAGTCAGCAAGGGTTGTCTAATGTGTATAACCAAGCTGCACAGGGGCTTGCTAATATTTATGGGCAGGCGGGTCAGTTAGGACAGGGATATGAGAATCTGGCGTTAGCGGGACAAACGGGACAAACGAATGCGTACCAGAATGCGGCGGCAGGTCTTGGCAACTTGTATAACATAAATGCACAGCTCGGACAGGGCTATGGGCAGATGCAAGGCTCGATGCTTGGGCAGGGTGCAAATGCAGTTGGTGCCGCAGGACAAGGATATCAAAGTCTTGCGGGGCTCTACGGGAATCTTCTTGGACAAGGGTATGGATACGGAGCACAGATGACTCAGCCGTATTATTACAATCCGCAGTATGTGAAGAACCCGGGAGTCCTGGACTGGATTAGTGGATTAGGTCAGCTTGGTATGGGCGCTGCATCGGTTGCGAAGCTTTTATAGGAGGTGAAAGATGCCAGTAATTCAGGGTGGTGGAGTGACATACGATGCAGGTGCGGCAGTTCGAGATAATTTTAAGGACCTTACGAACTCGATGCAGATATTGGCAACCCTTAAGCAAGAAGAGCGCAAGCATCAGCTTAATGTGCTAGACAAGGCAGCACAACTCGTTCAGTTTGCACAGCAGGCATCGGGTCTTCCTATGCAGGTATTCCTAGGAACTGAGCTTGCAACAGAACCTCTTAATGCGATGTTTCAGGCATATTCTGCAGCATCTGGGCGGAAACTGACTGGAGATGAAGCACAGCAAATAGTGAATATGCTTCAGGAGTACAATGCAGATCAAAAGAACTGGAGTAAAGGAACCTTTACACAGTTTGTTTTGAGTCGTTCATCCGATGTTGGTCAGATGGCTAAAGGTTCCGGAACAGCAACTCCTACTCAAGGACAAAATGCTCCTGAACAGGCTCCTCCTTCCACAGGTGGTGGAACTCCGTTAGCCTCTCCAGCAGCTTCGGCGACGGGAATAAACATAAAACCCTCAGAGCGTCCTATTGTAACTCCTCCGCCTCCTTCAACTCCTCCAACGACACCTTCCTCCGTAGGAGCTCCTATAGGCACTCCATTACCGGGAAATGCGGGAATAGAACGTCCAGTTTTTACACCTACACCAGCGCCTACTCCGGCTCCGACACCACAACCAGTGATGACAACACCAGCACCGGCAGCATCGGTACCAACTACGACGGCACCGGCTCCGTTGCCGGGAAATGCAGGAATGGAGAGACCGACTTTTACGGCTCCAACAAAGGCACAACAGACTAGTGCAGCAACACAACAGACAAGCGAACAGGTTGTATCGACTATTAAGCAGCAGTTTGGAGAAATGGCGAAAGAACTCCGTGCATATGCGAAAGAGAAAGGAATAAGCATTCCTGCAAATATAAAGACAGATGAAGAGCTTATAGATTGGGCACAAAAGTATGCCCCTTCAGGCAATACGACACTCTTTGGAGAATTCATTATAAATACAGGTACCTCGTCAGGGAAAAATCCGAAGGATATTGCTCAGATCCTAAGAGATGTGGGATACGGAGCAAAGGCGGGAGTAGACACTTTTGCAAATGGGATCAGAAGCACTGCTACCAATATTGGAACCCTAGGAAGACTCGGAATTACTGCTGCATCAGGGCTTACTGCATGGCTTCTCTTGAAAGGCTACAATCCTGCAGATCTTATGAAGCTTCTCGTACCAAGTGCGAGCGGATCGGAAGAGTACCAGGATTTTCAGAGAAGGATGATGCAGAACTCGATTGCACTTGCACAAGGCCCAGGTGGAGCAACTTCAGATGTAGGCCGTCAATACAATGCACCGTCTTCAAACGATTTAATGCTACTCATGTATCAGCAGGCATTTCCAGAAGAGAATTTCAGGACGATTGATGACGTAACTCAATTTCTCGCAAAATACCCATACAAAAAACTTCCAGTAACTTTCACCCCTTCAGAAACAACTCCAGCTCCGACAACGACTCCAACTACGACTACTACTCCAGTAAATGTAAGTAGCGTGGAGATTCCGACAAGCGATGGAAAGAAGGTTGTTGTCACTGAAGATAAAGTGGCAAAGGCGCCGACAATCAATGCAGTTCTTGCACCGAGTAAGGTAGGTTCCGGGTATACGGGGCCAAAGGCAAGTGAAGAGGCAATGAGGATTGCAAAGGATCCTATCAAGGTCTCTAATATATTCGAGAAGCTTCGAAGCGTAACTGGCCAGCCGACAAAGAGCTTTAAGGAAAAGTCGGAGGTTCACAATGCTGCAGTGACGGCAGGAAACTGGCTTCAGACTGGATGGAATGTAATGACTCCTCAGGAACGGTTGAATGTGCTAAAGAGGGTTCAGGAAGAAGTAGAGAGCACAAATCCGAATATCGGGTATTTTTCCTATGGAAGCGACTGGGCAACGATACAGGCGAATCAGTTAAGGGATGAGGCTCAGCTTCAGGCCGCAATCGCAAGTCAAATGTCCGTACAGGCTTCCGTTCAGGCAGCCGGCTTATCGGGTCTTCTCCAGGGTATCGTGGATCTTGCACAGACGTATGCGAGTGTAACTGGAGATATCTCTGTTGCTGCGATCAATAAAGGTAAGAGCCCGTCGGAATATCTTGCGAATCCTAAAGAGAACCCTGCCTATGTCGGTATTCAAGATGATATAAGGAAAATACTAGATACCTTCTTTCAGGCTGGCGGTATGGATGCTCTCCTTGGAGCCGTTAAGACTTACCAGCTCCAAGGCGGATTCCTTGGTATTGGAAAGAAGTATAAACCGGCACCTGGAGTAACAGAGGGAACGGTATTGACTCCAGAACAGAAGGCAGCACAGGAGAAAGCAGCGGAAGAAGCAAGGCGAATTATCAACGGTAGGTAAGGAGGACTCATGACGATTGCAGAGGCACTCCAGAGGGCCAAGCTCGACCCAGAGATGAAGAAGAAGTCCTTCTATGAGCAGCAAATGGTTATTCGGGCCATTGTAGACCAGCTTGTTCTTGACGACCCTCAATTCCGTTCCGTCCCTGATCCACAAAAGGCAATAGTATACCAGAATGTCGTAAACCAGGCAGTTGGTAACTGGATGCCGGCACTCAACTCATATGACCAGCCTCTTACCGACGAAGACCGAGCTGCACTAGAGAGGGGCCTCTTCGCAGATGTACCTGGCACACAGGATTCGTACAAACGAGGACTTTGGATACTCGAGCGCCTCCAAGCTGGGGACCCCCGAGCGGCCAAGGAAGCGGAGAAGTGGATTGTCGGGAACTCGGCTAAGACGAACTCGCTTCTTGTGCAAGTAAGTGCGGGAGCTAAGGATGCGATTGAAACGCTGTTCTCGGGGGATAAGCCGTGGAATAGCCTTGCGCTTAATACACAGGATTTCCACAAGATTGCAGACGCAATGTACCAGCATATGCCTTCCAATGTTGCATCCCAGACAGAGACGCTCTCGGGGCTTACAGGGATGGCGATTGCAGCAGGCGAGACGATAGCGCTTAACGTGCTCTTCGTGGGCGGACCTGGGCGTGCTGCACTTATGGCAGGAAAGTGGCCAGGGCTCTTTACCCAGAAGATGTGGAATGCGGTAAAGGCAAAAGAGCTTGCCCAAGTGACACTCCGTTCGAAGACGCTATGGGGCGTCACTATACCGAATGTCCTTGATGCTGCTATTGGTGGTGGGCTTACCGATCTTGTAAGATCATTTCCTAGGCTGATTGAGGCAGGTGCTATCCAAGGGCCTGAGAAGTTTTGGAAACAGGTAGTGAATGTATTCGGACAGGGCATGGCGTGGGACCTCCTGTTCAACACGTTCCGTGTGGTACGACGGTTTGCGGGGAGCCCGCTCCGAAAAGCAATTTCTGGCATGGATGCAGGCGACCTTGGAGTTGCAACAAAGGCGCTTGTCGATGCTGACGGGTACCTTACGCCCGAGTCCGTGTCAAAGCTCATGAATGATGTGCTCGTGGGAAAGGTGAATGGAGAGCTGCTTGACAGCCTTGACCCACCGACACGGGAGTTCTGGTACAATAAGCTCACGAGGCTGCACACGATTCTCTCCACACCTGAACTTGACCCGAATAGCCCTAAAGGCTTTTCGCTCATAGCGCACGCAATGGGATACGATGCTGCAGTTGACCCTGTAAGTGGGATAGTCAGACTATTTGACGATTCGAGTCCTACAGTGCTTGCACAGTTTAAGAGTAAGGCGGAAGCGATGAGCTTCTTTGTGAAGCAGAACTTCAACCCGAGTCTTGTGGACGACTTCCTCCTCGGTGGCGACATGAATGTCCGTATCAAAGCGTACAAAGCAACAACCATGAATGCTGCCGACCTCCCAACACAAGACCTTACCCACATGATTGGAGCCAGCTTCAACGGAGCTACGGTGGATGAAGACACTGTGGTAGGTGCTATCAGAGAGATTGCCCGCCGTGGTGGAACAGTGAAGGGTAAGATTTCCGTAGAGTTTGTTTCGGAAGATGATTTCCTTCAGTCGCTCAAATTCCGTCCAAGTGTACCAATAGACGAATCTGTACCAATACTCCTCCCCAAGACAATGCTTAAACCCGGCACTCAGGACACGGTGCTCAAGTATCTTGACCCTATCCTCCAAGGGGTAAATCGGGAAGCACCGAGTCTCGTAATCGGACACTCACTCCCCACACTCGATTCGCTCGACATGGCAATGCGCCGCTTAGGAGGGAGGGTCTCGCTCGGGGGTCCTCGTGGGTATCAGGTTAAGTTTAATGACGGTACGGTCTTGGATATGTCAGACTTAGGGTCTGTCAACACACTCGTATGGGATACGCTTCTAAAGAATGGAATGGTGAGCCCAGAGGAGTATGGAGAGCTGCTGTACCGAGCAACGGGGTTAACACTGAAGGTGAGTGCGGATGAGATGGGGAACCAGATTTTCAGCTTATGGGGAATCGATAAGCATGGGAAGAGTAAACTGTTTCAGCAGACGAATAGTATGGAAGACCTTTCCGCTTGGGCAAGCGTATATCGGATAAAGTTACCTGACTTCCTTATGCCAGACCTTATCATCCGAAAGGGGAAGGTTGAGATAGGGGAAACGATGGTAGCGGGACCTGTAGCGTCGTTAAGGAAGTTTGCAGCGGATTTCGATAACCCCCGAGCGAACATCGTACAGACACGGATGAAGGCGGGGATGACTACGAAGCATCAGCTTGCAGATGGCTCGTGGGCAACTGTCGAGTTCGCACCTGGAGGGAAATTCTATCAGGTGGAGTGGCCGTCGGTAGGAGTGTCGAAGACATTTACAAGTCTTAAGGAAGTAGAGAATTTCCTAAGCAAAGTAGGGAATACGTTTGACGAGATTGAACTTGCAGCAGCACGAAAGGGATTCCGAGTAGAACTGTCGGCAACGGGTGGGTATGTGTTTCACGATGGGGTGAATGCGTATAGTGCTCGAACCTTGACGGATGCACAGAAGTTTCTTCAAGCGATTCCAGACAAGTACGAGGGACCAGACCTCGTAACGGTGTTTGGACCAGAAACGGATGTAGAGATTGCTGCTAGTGTACAGAAACACGTGGATAAACTTACTTATGAGCCGCCCAAAAAGACGGCATTGGGTGCTAAGATTTCAACTGAAACGTCGGTATGGCGAAATAATGTGGAAGCAATGTATCGACCTGCACGGGCGTATATCGATGACGCTGCAACAAGATTTAAGATGCCTGAGCTTGCACAGTATGCAGATGAGGCAACTGCAATGCGGCGGGTTACAGGTCTTGCAGTACAGCGTACAGAGAGAGTGCTTCAAGGTATCTTTACAGACCCTGCAACTGGAAAGGTTATGAAGGCTGCAGACCGTAAGATAATTCAAAGACTTCTTGAGTGGGACCCTTCTTTATGGGACGTGAAAGCGGCGGAGTTTGCACAGCAGCTTGGAATTGACTTTAAGCTGGGGAAGTTTGAACGGGATGTACTTGAGAATCTTAAGAACTTCTATGCAACGACAGGGAAGGCATTTGACATAGACTTTCTTGGATTCATGCGTCAGTATGCTCCACATTATCGTGATTACTCAGACCCTGTTGCACTTGCGGAGATTCTAAAACTAAAGCGAGACCAGATTGCACAAGAAGTGTTTAAGGTTGGGAGGTTTAGCGAACTACCTGAGCTTCAGTTCCTCTCTCGAAACTCACGACTTGATGCAATTATGATGGACCTTCATCAGGGGGATGCGTACAAGGTTGCGATGACCTACGCTTCAAATGGTTTCCGTGAAGTTTATCTTGGGCCTACTGCTGAGAAATTCCGTCAGCTCCTCGCTAAACGGGGTAAGGAATTACCGAGTATGGTACTCGACAAACTCCGTGACCGGTATATGGTTCTTATCGGAGGATACACCGATCGGCTCTCACAGCACATTGCAGAGACAAGTCTTTCGATTACAGGCGGCATTGCTCGTAACCTTATGAAGGTCTCCGAACAGTTTGGTGAGGATTCTACTGCAATCGGGCGAGGGTTTCAAAAGATGGCAGAAGGTGTTATTTCCTCCGACATTCCGAATGACCTTTCCCGCACAATAAGTATGTCTACACTCGGGTTCCGTTGGGTAAGGCTCCTTACGAACACTGCACAGTACGTCAACACTTGGGCTGTCTATGGACCCTACGCAACACGTGCAATGGCAGCAGTCGATAAGGATACGATTATCGAGTATTTCAACCGAGGCATTCTCGACGACAAAATCCTAGCTCCACTTGAAGAAGGTCTTCCTACACTTAAGAACACCATTAAAGATATTGGAATGTCCCCCAACCGAGTTTCAGAATGGCTTACCCGTGCTTGGACTGCAAAAGCTCAAGAGATGAGTTTTGATGAAGCACTTCAACTTGTAAGTAAAGGAAAGATAAACCTTAATACCTTCACAGAAATAGCACGTATCGACTGGTTCCCAGAAAACAAGCTTAACCAAATTCTTGAGCTAGTGAAGGAAGGGACTCCTCGGTCAATCGGAGCAGCTCGTAACCAGGCAATGACTCAAGCAGTTAGTGGACTCATGTTCGACTATGCTCGAGAAGACTGGCCAATGCTCTTTCAAACCACGCTTGGCCGCATTTTCGGTAAGTTCGGTGTCTACCCTGCTGGTCAAATCGAGCTTTACCGAAGCCTCGTTTCACGGGGACGACCTGGCCTTCGTGTCGATAGAATGGTTCGCCTTGTCGCTGGATTTACCCTTCTTAAGAATGCCTTTAATGCGGCTGGAATCGACTATGCTGGTTTTAACATGACTGACCCACTCGCTTTCTCTGGAAGCCCCTTGTGGAACAGCCTCATCGACCTCACAAGACTCGGTAGTCAAGGTCCTGAAGGTCAACTTGCTCGATACTCCTTCCAGAAAAACTGGCTTCCCTTCATCTGGAAATCGAACGGCACAATCGTTCCAAACATTCCCAGGCTCGCCATCCCAGGCGGTGTCCAGCTTAATTACCTCCAGAAGGCTATCTCCGACTTTGATACCGACTCCACCTGGGGTACTCTCCTCGACGCAATGGGAGCACCCCGTGCTACGGAGCCTTGGACTGGCATCAAAATGCCATGGTGAGGACCCCCGAGCGCACCCCTATTCTTGAGGGGAGCGGTAAGGGGTAAACTTGGAGTGGGGAATTTCCGTTGGGCGCACAAGACCGATAGGGACAAGGCTTTGGCTGGTGCCCTTAAGGGCAGCCTCGAGCTCACGGAAAGGTAGTCGGATGATTCGATGCCCACCTACCTTTAGCACTGCGGAAATCGTCACGTCTC